CAAAAGCATTTTAGAAATGCTTCCATTGAACTCCATGATGTAAAGCTCATAAAGCTCGATGCGTAACGTGTAAAGGCGAGAAAGATTCATGTTGCCAGAAGCAACGTCACGCAACCATTCGGTATTAGTATAAGTATTGCGATAGTTTGTAGTAAACATTCGCAGTGCATCGACGCAAGCCCAGAAATTCCAACCCATATCAGTAGCGTGTTGCTCTGCTTTTACTGGATCTTCTTCCCCGCCAGTAATCTTGAGCCAGAACTCAAGGGGTGTGTAGCTACGTTTGATGCACATCTCACCTAAGTTCGTGAGATCGGCATATGTTTTATCTGGAATCAGAACATTGGAGTTATGGAAACTCTTGGTAGGCCATCCATCTCTATCCTCTGCAATTTCAAAACCCTTTCCATACAGGGTCATTTCCTCAACATCCAACTCAACATTGTAATTGTAAGATGCCCATGAGCGAAGCATTCGATCAAATCCAACGCCAATCAAATCACTCCATTCTTTCTTTTCAGTTGGATTTCCTAACTTTGTTGTAATGGTTGCGGCAGTATTGCGCTCCATAACCATATCCACAAAGCTGGACTTTTGGTTATCAACAATAAACTTCATTTGTCGGAATGGCACATTGCTCATTCCAGAGAGCTGTCGAGAAGCTACTTGGCTATAATCAGTTGGAGGGAAGCCCTTATAGCATTTGTAGATACGCCCCCATTTACGCTCACGACCAGCGTTGTCCAATCGAAGGTTCCAACAAATTGTAAAAGCATCGTTAGCCGTTTGAACTCGGCTTGTAGGAGCTACACCATTTGAATTGATCGTATTGAATCCCCAAGAGGAGACACCTTCACGATTTACGATCTTTTTTGTTTTAGCCATTACCGATTGATATTATTAAGAGCTTCACGCCTTTTTTGACAAGCTGGACAATTCTTTGCCCGTGTTTCTAATTGAGCATTGATGCCAAATGTAGAAGCAACCTTATCACCAAGATGTGCAAATTTGTGTATCACGTTTGCGACTGCATCGCCAGCTTCTTGCCAACAATACTGACCAGCAATACGCTGACAAATTTGTTGCTCAACTAGATATTCTAAATTTTCTGGTATGGCAACATTCTTATTTGTCATGTCGGATTTGACCTTTTGAAAAAACTGTTTTCCAAAAGTCAAATCCATTCCGTTGACGCGATATGTGTTTCCCTTGTCGTCGCTATATTGATACCACAAGCCACCCGGAATGGCATCGTTTGGGTTTTTCAATCTCATGTGAACCTAATGCTTGCCGATATTTATAAAATAAGTCAAACTTTTATTCTTCATGGAATACAATGGCTTGATCTTGGAACCACCCAAGGACACAACATACGGACTTTCTATATTTGAAAATGTTCCACAATTCATCCGTGAGCTTACGGCTTATCGCTTGACTCGCGGAGAGTTTGGAAGGCGTGACAGGATCAAAAGGGGTATCCGACTAGAGGATACAGACCTCAAAAACCCTGCACAGCATATGGTCAACTGCTTTCAGTTGATTTATGGCAACGATGTTTTACTTCATTCACAAGAAATCGCAAATAATTACGCATTAGACATCATTGATTTGTTCTGTAATGAGAACGATTGGGGTATTGCGGGTTGTGCAAGTAGCGGAAAGACTTTCTCTGTTGCGGCTTGCATCGTTATTGATTGGCTTTGTGCCCCTGATTGCACATCGACTTACGTTGCCAGCACATCTTTGGATGCATCTGAAGACCGACTTTGGGGTAAAGTTTGCACCCTATATCGCATTGCTATGCGTAATCTACAGGCTCAATACGGCAAAGATACAAGCATTGGTAACCTTGTTGAGTACCGCAGGATGATTGTTTTTGAGTCTATTGACACAAAAGATGCCGAGCGTGACTATACAAATGCCATTAAAGCCCTTGCTTTTCCCCGTGGAGGAGAAGGAAAGCGTTCAGTAGAGAATACACGGGGCCGTAAAAATGCCAGAATGCGGTTATTTTTGGACGAGTTGGCTGAAATGGATCTTTATGCTTTGGACACAAGGGTAAACCTTGGTGCAAATCCTGATTTTATCTTTGGAGGAATGGCAAACCCCTCAAATACTGCCAACAATCCCCACACAGAGTTGTGTCAACCGGATCATCCTTTGGAATGGGACTCCGTTGATAGGTACACCCATAAATGGAAGACCAGAACTGGAGTTGCTTTGCATCTTTCTGGAGAAGATAGCCCAAACTTTAATAAACCAGATGCCGAAATACCTCCATTTGATAGGTTTTTGACAATTCAGGGAGAAGCTGCAACGCTAAAACGATGCTATGGCAATAAAAATGCCCTAGAATATTGGCGAAATGTCTATGGTTGGTGGCCTGATACTTCTGTTGAGCTTACAATTTTTTCAAAACAGTTCATTCAAGCCTGTGATATTGCTTGGGAACCTATTTGGAGCGATAGAACAAAGGTAGTTTGTGGATTTGACCCTGCATTTACGGCTGGAGGAGACCGTTGTGCCGCTACTTTTTGCCGTTTTGGGCCAAATGATACTGGTAGAAGGGTTGGTTTTTACCTTGGAACCAAAGAATATCAGACTTCCGTAGGGGATGTTTTTGAAGAAAGCATTGCAATGCAAGTTGTTAAAGACTGCTTGGAGTATGGGGTTCACCCAAGGGACTTTGGTTTGGATATTTCCGGTGATGGCGGCAAAATGCTACGGGCAATCATCATTGAATGGGGAAAATTCCATCCAGAGGCAATGTTCATTACCCCTATTTCTTCTATGGGGATGCCTACAGAAAGAAAAATCAGCAATCTTGATAAGCGCACTGCCAAAGAAGCGTACGATAGACGAGTTACCGAGTCGTGGTTTCAAGTTCATACGGCTATGTCAACGCAAAGCCTTGTTGGTATTGATGCTGAAAAACATTCTTCATTGGTAAATGAACTTTGCAGTAGGCTTTATTTCCACAAAGGAAGAAAAGTTGCTGTCGAAAAGAAGCTGGATATGAAACAGCGTATCAAAAAGTCACCCGATTTGGCTGATTCTTTGACCTATGCTGTTGAAATGCTCCGAAGGGCAGGGCTTGAGTTTACTTTTGCGGATCAGACTGAAGAATCCCTAGACATCCTAGAGATCAGAGATTGGGAAGATCGTCTTATCCATAGCAAACACAACGCTGAAGAGCAGATTGAAAATGATGAATGGGGTTATGGAGGAAGTGGCGTGGATGAAGATGGCTTCTAAAGATTAGATACATTGACTTGTTAAAAAAACGTAGTCATAATTTTAACACTTATGGCTAGGTTCTCCCCTCAAGAATTTCGCAACGGTTCAATGATTCCTTCTGTTATCCAAGGGAAGGTCGATTCTTCTGTTTCTAGTCTAATCAAGACACCTGATTCTACGCCATACGGTGGTGGTCAGTATAAAAGGAAACCAAGTTTCCTGATGTGTCCTCCTAAATACTTGTCCACAGCTATCCCGAACAACAAGTTCATGAAGGGACAAAAAATTGACACCGAACGGGCAATGCGTCAGTACACCAGAATCAAAAGATTAATTACGGCACTTGGTGTTAAAGTCATTGAGCTTCCTCCTGTCAAAGGGGCGCAAGACCAACACTTTGTTGCCAACCTTGGATTAAGCGTTGATCCTTTTGTCTTCATTGCCAAAATGAGTGCTGATGGTCGCCAAATTGAAGAAGAACCGGGACGTAGATTCTTTGAAAAGATGGGATATACAGTTCTTCAGCCACCTCATTATTGGGAAGGAGAAGCTGAAACAAAATACTGGAAAGACAAAACGTATTTTGGCGGTTATGGAAAGTTCTCTGATTGGAGGGCACAGGAGTGGATTTCCAAAAAGGCGGGTATTGAGATTATTCCCATGAAGATGGTGAGTGATGATCTTTATCATCTGGATTGCTGCATCCATGTCATTAATCCTGAAAACTTCATGGTTTGCCGTTCTGGTATTGATTCAGAATCCTTCAAGCGTCTTGAGAAACTTGCGAACATCATTGTCGTTCCGAAGGAGATGGAGGCAACTGGTGCTACCAACTTGATACGCATCCCTGATAAGAACATTGTCATCAGCGGTATGTTCCAGCCTGAATACCATCAGTATCGCAAGAGCATGGAATGGATGTTGACTACGATGGACAAGTTCAATAACTCTGTGATATTTGCTGACATTGATGAGGCAGACAAAAATGGTGCTGACTGTTCCTGCCAAGTCATGCACATCACATTTTAATGAAGAAAGCGTTCCTTAAATTTGTTGGATGGATTGCCTATGTGAATGGGCTTTGTCCTAATTGCCATCGTGAATTAACTGCTTGCAATGGATACCCTTGCCACATATGCAATGTCGCAAGTCAATTCAGACCACCAAATCTCTGGCAAAGATTCACAACTACTCTGTAAAAATATGGCAACAAAGAAAAGCGGCATCCACATCAAGGAAAGCCACAAGGGTCGCTTCACGGCGATCAAGAAAAAGACAGGCAAGACCACGGAACAGTTGAAGCATAGCAAGAATCCTGCTGTTCGTAAGATGGCAACATTTGCCCAAAATGCCGCTAAATGGCATCACGGCAAAAAGTCAAAATGACAAAAACAGCAACCACAACTTCCGCTAAACCAAATGCACATTTGCGTCCTGCTAGGGTCGGATATGGAGTTCTCAAGAAATCCAAACGAAAGCCTAGAAGTAAATAATCCTATGACACCGGAAAATGATGCGGCTGAAATTTGGAGTGATGCGTATCTTCACGGTGTAAAAAAATATATCTCCGGTAGCAAGGAACACAAAAGTCAGTTTTGGACTGCTGGAGCGGCATGGTATGCCAAGAATTTAAGGGACGAGCAGTTGGATCTTATCAGCTATCTGTATCATCTGTCGGAAAGAATCAAGTTGGTGGAATTGTTGGCAAATATGATGGAGGAAGAAGAAATTTCCTTGCGTGATGCCAGCACTCTGTTAAAGAACCTCGTCGCAGACAGACCACCACAATCTTTGCCGCACCAATCACATGACTAAAAAACCTGTCGGAGCAGTTATTGTTTCCGACCTCCATTGCGGTTCAGTCGTAGGATTGTGGCCTGACAATCATATTACCAGCACCGGAAACAAAATCGGGCTTGGTAACAATCTCCATCAGCGTTGGCTATGGGATTGCTGGCAAGATAAAGATGAAAAAATTGAAAAGTATTTTGGCAAAGATCCATTTGTATTGTTTATTAATGGAGATTGCATTGAGGGTCGCCATCATGGAAGTAGTGAAATTGTTGCGGCTCTAAATCTAGATCACAGTCTTGCGGCTATTGAATGCCTAAAGCCTTTGGCAAAAAAAGCATCAAAGATTTACATGACGGCAGGAACCGAATGCCATACTGGAGATTGGGAAAAGATGATTGCAAAAGAACTTGGTGCTGTATGGCTTTGTGACAAAGGTCTTATTGAACTCAATGGAACTCTCATTGATATTGCCCACCATATGCCGACCAGTTCTAGGGCATATCTTGAGGCTGGAGCTATGAGTATTTGCATGGGAAATGCCCGTCAAAATTATTCTCGTGTTGGGCATAAAGTTCCCAAAGTCTATCTTCGAGGCCATAGACACACGGGTGGTGTTTTTAATGATGGCAATGGCATTTTTATGGTTAGCCCTGCTTGGCAATTGCTTACTAGATATGGTCACAAAGTTGTGGGCGATGCTATTTGCCGCCCCGGATTTGGCATCCTTGATTGGAGAGGATGTGAAGAAGGAGAACTTCCAGCAACCAAACTCATACAGTATGCCCCTGAAGAAACCAAGCCCATCCGAAGCTGATCTATTATCTTCCATTAGAAATCTAGACAAATGGAAACAACTTCTTAAAGAAGAAGAAAATCTAGGAGAAGATTGGCTTTCTATTGAACAAGTAGGAAAATTGTTAAATAGAAAATCAACTCAAACAAAAATTAAGCTAAAGCAGCTTATGGTAGAAGGTAAGGTAGAAATGAAAAGGTTTTCAATTTATTCAAATGGAAGTCAAACATATAAGAATTATTACAAGTTGATTCTATGAAAATAAACTCATATTACCTTAAATGTGATGTTTTAAAAACTGGATGCTGGATTGTTTGGCCCGTTACAGGAAAAACTGCAACCAAGTGGTTTAAGGACAAATTTGGAGTTGAGTATGAGTTTGAGCTTTTAGATACAACTTCCGATGCTTGTGCTGTTCTTGGAACTGTTCCTATTATTTTTTTAACCAAATGGCAAAATACAAACTATTGGATTTCCAATTTAGTTCATGAATGCATTCACATTTCCAATTTTATACTCCAATCAAAAGGTATTCAGGAAAAAGATTCCTGTGACGAGATGTTGGCTTATCTCGTTGGATTTCTCGTTGAAGGCTTTTTAGAAGCCCTCAAAAAGAAGCGTTAAGCAAATTGCAGAAGATGCCCCTGATGGTGAGCAATGAGCTGGAGGATTGCCTTACCTTCATTGGTGGCAACGTGTCCGGTTCCATTGCATTTCCAGCAAGGTTCACCTTGAGCATCGTCGTACCAATCATGGCCTGTTCCACCGCATTCATCACACACCTTTTCAAGCGCATCTTTGTTGAATAGGTTATTCATACCAACGCTCCTTTAAGCGAAATTTTTTTCCAGATCAAGTCTTTTTTCTAAAATAAATGAATACACAAAAAGAATTATTGGATGCGGCAAAAAAGCTAGCGGATATGGGGGAGGATTACGGAGTGATTGTGGGGGATTTGGGGCCAGAAGAAAAACTCTGGTTGAAGCACTACGTCCTCAAATTGCCTGAAGAATTGGCTAGAAAAACGATTTATGGTCGTGCAGTTTGGAATACTCGCCCGACGATTTCTAGAGGCCGTGGAAGGCCAAGCAAATAGCAATTACCGGATGGTGTAAGGGTCGCACAGGAGACTTTGACTCTCCTAGTCATGGTTCGAATCCATGTCCGGTAGCCAACCTTGACATTGGGTGATGGAAAGATAATCTGAATGCCGCTAGAAAACACCAACCCAAAACACTATATGCCAAGCAAAGAACAACTGATTGAAGAGAACGAAAAGCTGCAAGAAGTCATCGTTTCCATCCACGACACCCTCTTGAGCCTTTTTGAATACATCAACGACAATCTTGAATTTGAAGATGTCGAAGAAGATGAAGTTGATGATGCAGAGTTTGATATTGATGACGAGGAAGACAAAGACGAAGAAGAGGAATGCGACTTCTGCGGTAAGTAATTACCCATAATTTCTTCTGCATCACACATGACGGGTGTGGTGGGGAATCAAAAGAAAAACAAAACCCCGCTTAGATTGTGAGCTAGGCGGGGTTTTCTTTTGTAAAAAGGAACCCCCTTTGGCACTTGCTCACAGGCAGAGGTGTGGGGGTAAATTGGTCACGTTTGGCTTTTGTAAGGTAAATATCAAGAAAGTATAGAAGGCCAAGTTGATTTGATTTCTGGCAAGGTATCAGGAAGTGGTGTTTTTGTAACATCACGAAGAGCTTGCTTTTGTGCAACAACTTCAGCTTTTTTTGCTGTATCTCCAGATTCATCTGCTCTGGTGTAAGCAATATCCAGAGCTTCTAATAAAGGTTTTCTAGCATTACGCCATTTATTTAAATGGATGAATTTTGCCTTTTCAATATTTACCTTTGCTCCAACTTCTGAATCAAATTCGTAAGCATTATAATAATCGTTATCTAAATCAACAGATTCAACAATTTTGTAACTTCCTTCAACAAGACCTAGCATTTTAATAATTTGCTCGTCAGTTTGTTCTATTGTAGTAACTGGTGAAAAAAATGCAAGCGATCCGTTTGCCTGAGGGTAAAGAAAATATTTCATATTACACATTGTTTCCCATTATCATAATGTCGACAGTTCCAACATCGTATAAACCAACACCAGCCCTTGTGAGATGAATAACTACAGAACCAACATATTTTCCAGAAGTTGTAACAGAATAAGGGCCAGATGATAAATCACCAAAAGATCCCGCTACTGCATAATTTGCATTAGCTATATTATTATAAAAATATATTTGATAACTTCCTGTTGCCAATTTTGTAATTCCGCTGACATTAAATCCGTTTGTTACTGTTAAAGGGCCATTTGATCCATATCCATTAAAAGTTACCCATACCCTAGCTGTATTTTGGCATTGCAAATCACCATTAGGAAGAAACTGAACAGTTTGAGTTCCTCCATTAAGGATCTGAAATGCTACCCCATTACCAGAATTTCTATTTTGATATTTAAATCCATAACTATCTCCATAGTAAGCATACCCAATAAATTGATCTCCTCCATGTGGATCTGTTGAAGTTGATCCGTTTACTGCTGATCCAGCAGCCAAAAAGCCAGTATAAAACCTTCCTCTTGTTTGGTATGCTACGCTTGCATTGTATGGGAATAACCCTGTTGCCGTAGTATCATGTCCCGAAGCATATCCTCCAGCATTGGTAATACTAGTATTGGGTGTAAAATCTCCAAGTTTATTGATAATATCGGTTTCTTGTGCTGTACATTGATTTGCTTTTCCGCTATTTAGGGAATCGTTATCAAGCCAAACAATAGGGTTTAGCGCAAACGTCTTTGTAAACTTATTTACATAAGCCCCTGTTCCATTTGGAGGGACTTGCCCAGAAGATGTATTGCCAAGCTGGAACCAACCAGAAACAGTAATTGAAGTTCCATCAGAGGCCCAAGAAGTTACAAAACCGCTATATTGCGTGGTGTGTTTTGTATCAATAATCATTGATACCCTCAACGCAAGGATTTGCGCCTGAGTTAAAGGTGTAGATGGAACAATCGTAGTAGCAGTATAATTTGCACTAGAAATGTTAATTGTTGGGCTAGGATTGCGATTATCTAAAATAAATGTGCAAGTGTCTCTTTCAGTGTATGCAGAAATATCAGAAGGGTTTTGATAGGAATTATTGTAAGCCAATTCATCTTCTAAAAGATAAGGATTACCTTTAAGGCTTAAAGTAGTAGCAGTATCATCAAATCCAAAATGATTTGATTCAAAATGAATTCCATCTCGGACTATTCTTCCATTAATATATGAAAGACCTGATCCGGGGTTTGGAGGCTGACCACTAGCGGCAGTTACATAAGGAAGAAAAGTTGTTCCATTTTCACAATGGTAAACAATCTCTTTTCCGTATGTGTTTACAAGATTTGTAAATAGATAATTTCCCGCTGGCACATAAACGCTTGCCCTTGGAGAAAGTGCTACATTTGGATTTGTTGAAGACGCAATCCCCGATTGTGTGGCATTGCAAGCAAGACTGAAAGCCGCTGAATTATCAGTTGCTCCAGTAGGATCAGCACCAAAATTAAGCACATTGACTACATCCGCAAAGCGATTAGCAAGCGTTCTAGGTGTTGTTGCTCCTGTTGCTAATGCTGTATTATTTGAAATATCTGTAGTCCATGTAGGCGCAGAAGTTCCATTGCTTTGTAACAATTGACCTGTAGTTCCTTGAGCAGTAAATCCAGTTTTACTTGGAGCAACTTGGTAAACAACTTCACCAGCCGCACCGCCAATCAAATTTGTTCCTACAGCATTATTAGACTTAACAATTTGACCAGAAGATGTACTTCCTAAAATATAAGAAATATTACTCGCATCTACTTGTTGAATATTTGGCAAATAAACAGGAGCCTGTGCCGACCCATCACCCCACCTAGTCTGGCTACCATCATAAACCAACCAGCTAGGATTAAGAGGTTTATTCAATCTCGTAATCTGACTTCCATTTTGCCAAACCAAAGGCCCCTGACCAGCAGATACAGGAGGGATAATGCTAATAGGTACTTGAGGAGGGCAAGGCATAATTTGCGTAGCTTAACAAAATTTTTTTTCTTGTCTATGAAAAAGGTCGGAGGAGGATCAGGTCGCTACTACGTCGAGATCGCACCTTCATGGTGATTCCACCCGATTTCGCCCCTCATTGCCTCCCCCGATAAATTGGAGTCCCGCTGGGCGAACCATATTGAATCGGATTTCTCCGATACGGGACTGACCATCCAACCTACCCTTTCAGGTGAACCTTACTGGGCAAAGCCTGTGGGGCTTTTGTCAATCAGATGGAACCTTTAGGACTCATCTCTGGCGACAGTTTCCTGCCCTACGGGAGCGACCCGCCATCGGATATTTCCAATGCAACCAGCAATGATTCCAAAATTAAACTACTTCAAAAAGGTCAGCTTGTAAATAGTCGAATCAATCAACTGGGCAATGTCATCAACAAGATTCTGAATCTCACTCTCCTCACCCAACACATATCTTTCCTCCTCCAACAAAATCTTCAAAAACATCACATACTCCAAAGCATCACGATGCTCCGAAATCTCAACAGTCTGATCAGGGTAATCCACCAACTCACCATGCCTTCCCTGCCATGCCTCAATCACAGCATCCACCAAATCAGGCATACCAGTATAAAACTTCTCCAACGCTTTATGCTCGGAATAACTCCTGCTCCTCAAATGCAACACATGACCAATCGTAGCTGCATTCAACAGCGTAATAAGTAGATCACCCTCATTCATAATAAAAACACGCTACAGGGCCTATAAATGCGTGTAAAGCCTATTCCAGATACTTGATCATATCACGATCCATCTCACTCAACCTCGGATCTTGGATGTTCTCCTTCAACATCTCCGTCAACCTAGCCCTCTCCATCCTCAAACCTCCATATCCTCCCGGATCTTTACTCACCTCCAACCTCAACTTCAATGCCAAACTCCGAAGCAACATAATACTCGGCTTCTTCAAATCCTCAACTGGGTATCTCAAACTCATTACACACAACATTGCAAATACTGCAATCGTATGTCAAGCTCTCTTCTATAATCTACAAGGATCTTTCAATAAGTGAAACTCCCCAATAAGGATTTTTTTTCATTGGCCTATGTCGCATCCAACCGCCATATATACTGGTGTGATACCCCCTCCCCACCACCCGTAAGGAACTACTATAGGATTCCCCACCGTGGCAAGGGCAAGGCCTTTGTGCTGGGCGGGAGCGCAAGGCATCCCGCTGGAGTGTGCTGTTGGAGTGTGACCTCCTGCTATGCCGGGAGAGTCTCCGCATCTACCACGGTAGCCTTCGCCATGGGTAGAGCGTCAATCCCATCACCAGCTCCAGGTGTCTTACCTAGAGAGACAATGAATAAGAAAGGATTATTTGCTTGTGGTTCCCTGTCCCGGTAATCGTGACCCGCCATCCTGTTATCGACCTCGATCACTCTCACCTTGTCCACTCCCTTGATCCGCTTCACCGTTCCCTCTTTCCCTTCCGCAACCGTCACCTCTTGCGCTAGGTCACTCCCTTCGTGGAGTTCCCCAACTGGAGTACGCAGGGCCCTAGCTAGCCAGCTCCTTTTCTCTGCTAGGGACAAGGCCTCTTTTTCAAAGGCTCTCTCCCGAAGTTTCCGAACGTAGGAAGACACTCTTTCTTGTTTCAGGAGCTTGCAACCGTATGAGCCATAATCTTCGGAACGTCCCGATTTGAAATTGTAGCCAGCGCGCCTTACACTTTCGGCGATGCTTAATTGCTTGAGGACGAAGTTGTCAACAAAGCGTTTTTGTTTAGTGGAAAGTTGCCTTGACATAGTGGCGGGAAAATACCGAGGCCGAAAGAACGAGTCAAAGACCTTTTTTGATGAGTATCAATCCGAGAGGAGACTTGCGATTTGAAGGGCAAGTGCGCTTTCGGATTTTCAGCCTTGAGCTAAAAGTGATTAAGAAGCAGGAAAGGGGGGTTGGTTGGCTGTATCATTGTAACGGGGGGAATTGGAAAGCGTCAAGCATAAAAGATAAGGTGTAGACATAAAATATTCTAAAAGGATGAATGAAAGGGTGGAAAAGTGAGTGCCTCTAAAACGCACGAGGATGCCCGCAAACGAGTTTAGGTGGCCTTCATGGTAGATCGTACCTGTTGCAAGATGCTTTTGGAAACTTTCAAGAACCGTGCCAACTTGGGAAAAATCTCTCCCCATGATGAAAAAAAAGTTTATCCAAGATGAAAAAAGATGTTGCAATTATTGAAAGAATGTTTCAGGATGTTCCTGTAATGAAAAACACCATATCAAATATCCTTGTCACCCTCTCCGCTGTCCTTGGATTTGCTGGCGCAGTTTCAGCCATTCTTGCCTTTTTCGTCTGCCCCGCATTCATGCTTCTAGCCCTTCTCCTTGCAATTATTGCAATGCCTTTCCTTATGATCGGCACGAGCCTCTAAACCACCACCAACACCAAAAAGGAGAACACCATGAAAGATCCAAACAGAGTTACCTATTACGAGTGGGATATTGAAAGCATCGACCCAGAAACGGGGGATGTTTTAGACCACGATCACCGAAATACATTTGCCGATTGCTTTAGAGCCGTTGATGAAGAGAACACGGCAATCGTTCTGGTGAAAACATGGCACAATTACCACACGCAAAGACACGGTAGATCATGGGCGTATTTTGACAAGGAAACCATGAATCTTTCTGATGAGTTCGAAAACGGAGACAAAGTTCCCAAAAGGTTCCTTGCAGAAGTAAAAAAGGCAACCAAATAAACCACCACCAACCCCAAAGGAGAACACCATGAACAAACGCACCGCACAACGATACACCCACCTTGTCAACAGCCTCGCCTTGCTTGGCTTCACAATGGACGAGACCGACAAACTTTTGAAGATCGAGCGAACCTTGCACCGCTGGCACGAGTTGGAATGCAATGGGGACATCCAGCGTGATGAAGTTACCGAGAAGCCTTTCGTAGTTCACCATTACACCCAAAACCGATACCCATACCCTGACAAAGAAAAGGGTGCATTGAAACGCCTTTCCGAGATCCTAGAGGGAAAAGGAGTGACCCACTACCAGCAAACCGACCCCAGAGGGTGCGCCCTCTACCTAATCAGGCCGACCGATGTTCCCGCAGGTGAAAGCGTTAACGCCTATTACTCGCGCGGGATTGCCCTCTGCATTGATTAACCCCCAACCCTTCCGACTATGTACCAATACAACAACCAAACCGAAGTCAGAAACGCTTTCTGGGATACCTTCCCAGACCTAGAAGCACAGGCCCGAAGGAATCGCACCTTTTCCAAAGGTCAGAACGCACAGACAGCAGATTGCAGAATGACCTTCTGTGATTGGGTAGAAAGCCTTTCCCGAAATGTCCAAATATCCGACAAACTCGCCCAGAATGTCACCCTCTAAACCCTACCCCATGAACCACCAAAAAAGCCCAGCCCTTGTCCAGTACCAGAACGAGAAGCACACAAGGCAACTTGTGACCCTCGCCGTCACTTTCCTTGCCCTTCTAGCAATCTTAGCCGCCCGTCTCGCCTACCTTGCCACAAACTAACATTATGAAAAGCACCGAAATCATGCACATTATCCGAGGAGTCGAAAAGATCCTTGAGATCCACGACCAGCAGAGGAACCGCTTGATGGATGAACTCCGCGACCTTTCCCACCAATGGGAACAGGCCCGAAACGAGGAGGGAATCCCCCTTGAGCAATGGCTCCAGATTCTACGAGACAGAGCTTGACGCATTGCAAGCGATTCTTGAAGACCCATGGATCGACGCAAACCCAGCTCACACCATACAAAGGGCAGATTGCTCTAAAGTAATTCGCCTACAATAACCAACGCCGGCCAGGATAAAAGAAACTGAAAGACCAATGACCACGACAACACAACAAGCCCAAACGCTCGCCGCACAACTTCACGACGAGCGAGAAACCCGAATCGACGCACAGGCCCGACTCCGAATCTTGACCGATGCCGTCGAGAAAACCCTTTCCCAAATCTGCCACCCCATGTATCCGCATATGGATGACGGCGCGATGATAAAGGGAAGGTTATACAATGCCCTGCACAAAGCTACCAAGTAAAGGATGACCATGAAAAAAGTAACACTCCGAGAACCCGTGACCTTTTGGCCCGATAGGATCGCCCCTTATCGCTTACAAATACGCGAAGGGGAACCTGTTTTCCTTATCCTAGATGAAGGGGAAAAAGTACTTGTCTCCCTGTCACAAGAACCAACCGCAGGAGATTCCCGATGGGTCTCCCGTGAACTTGTCGCCCTATGAAAACCCGAAACGCCGCCGACCAGTTCCAACTAATCCCAGAGAATCAAATGCCTTATAACCTAGCAGGAGAAACATTGCCACCGGAACCCGAAGTAATACCCCAAATAATAACTTGCAAAGGTTCTGACATCTTTGGAAATCCGACGATCTTTGAAATCACATACAAACCACTACACCCCAACACGCCAAATTGCTGGCCCAAACCATGAAAACCGAAGCACCATTGAACCTAAAAGAAGCAACCGAACACCAAACCGACTTGATACCATGAACGAGAAACCCTTGACTCTAAAAGAAGCAAACGAGATCCACGCAGAATGGATGGCAATGCCTTGCGACATTGACAGGAAGAAACTCGCAGAATGGGAGCGCACCCGATGGAGTCGCCTTCCCGATTCCTACCTATCCATATGCGGAGATGGAACCGCCGCCGCCATCATTTACAAGGGACAGGCATTGACACAGGCACTGCCAATCCAAGAACAGATCGTCCACGCCCGAAGCAAAGGAATCCAGACCCGTTTCACATGGCATGGAGCAAAAGGTTGCTTTGAAGAGATCGCACCGTACTAAACCAAAAAAACCGCCGCCGCCATGACCACGCAAACCACTCAAGAAAGCGCCGAAAACGAACCAGAAACGCCGCCGCCGTCCCTCGACGAGATCATCGCCAAGGTGCTACTGCAGTTGGATCAAATAAACTCACAAATAGAAAATATTAACAATAAATTAAGGAACATTTAACATGAAGGCTGGAGATATTGTCACCATCCATCCCGATTACGATCCCGATGGCATCACATATGTCATCACCGAATGGAACGATGACCGTGGATTTATTAGCCCAACAGAATGGGATTCACCCATTAAACCGAACGAACTTGTCCACTCATGGATGATCCAACCTTTAAACACGCCACAAACC